TAATAGCTTTTCCATTTGTCTCAAAGAATTTCTTTTCATATTCTTTAAATTTAGCAAAATAATCTTTTCCTAATTTATGTTTAAAAGGTAAGTAAGATTTCCAACCCCATTTACCAATTATATCAGGATTGTGTTGCATAATTTGTGAATTAATGATAGCCGCCATTCTAGCTTTAAATGTCATTGTTTTTAAGAACTCATCACCTGCTGATAATATTCTTAATGGAAATGTAACTGCGGCTGTAATTGGTTGCCATATGTATCTATTTACTGGTCTTCCAAGAATAGGAATAGCATCAAAAAAACCACCAACTGTTTCATTAGCCCATCTTTGTAAATTTCCTTGTCTTATATTATTGTCAAATTTTAATTGTTTACTATCTAATACTGGTCTACCTTCTTTTATACTTCTCCAACTTGCTCCCATAGCTTCCATTACATAATACCATTGATGTATATAAGTTTGTAAGGCTTCTCTAGCAACGTGCACAGCTCTAGCATTACCTCTAACTCCTAAATTAGCCGCTCTAATCATCATTACAAGAGGTTTCCATTGTGATTGTACTAAAGATGAAGCTATGTTTAGTATGTGTGTATCAGGAGAAGACAGTAAGTTGTTGTTTACAAACTCTGCCGCTAAATCTGCTGTTTCTAATTTTCTAATAGAACCTAATGCTTCTTCAAACTGGTCATCTCCGACATCTAATTTTCCAAGCTCTTTAATATATAATTTTATATTTTTCTTTTTTAAATCTGATAATTTTAAATCAGCAGGTTCTACTATTAAAGATGCAATATTTTTAGATTGACGTTCTATTCTCATAGATGCTAAAGAAGTAGCTACTTGCTTTTGAATTTGTTTTTTAACTACAGAAAGCTCTTTATGTAATGCTTCTCTTTCTAACCATTCTGCGGCTATTTTATCTTCATCAACAGCATTTAAACCTTCATCATTCATCATTTGAGATAATTTTCTTAAATCATCAGAATTTTTTAACCAAAGTTTATCGTGAGCTAATATTTGTGCCGCTAATTCTCTTCCTGCTATAGCTTCTTTTTTCATTAAAGCTATTAATTCTTTAGGTTTGTTAGTCCATTTTTCTGCACTAGCTTCTATTTCTTTAAAAGTTGTTTCAGGTGCGGCTTCATCTAATGTTTGAGACATTTCTTCAACAGAATGTTTAATAAATATTTTTGTTTGGAAATTCTCTTCAGGGCTAATTCTAGTATAGTTAAAAGGTCTTTTAGGCGGTTTATCTGTAGGAAGTATACCTTCTTTAGCTGTTTCTCTTAATGATTTAATTCTTGCATCAACATCAGATTGGTCTACTTTATTTTTAATTTTAAGTTCTTTAATTTGTTTAGTATTCATATTTTTATAAAGTTGATGTGGTTTCTTTTTAATTGTTAAATCTGAAAACAATCGTCCACCTTTTAATTCATCAAATCCATAATTATGTATATCGTTTAAATTCTTAAAACTATTCTTTGTCATACTTCTAGTTGTCAGTTTAAATCCACCATAAGCAAAAGTACCACCAAATAAAGTACCTATACCAAATCCTGCGGCAGTGTTAAGTCCTAATCTTTTTAAATCAAAATCATCTTGTACTTTAGATTGAATAGCTGTTGTTTGTAATAATGTATCGTGAAAAGCACCTATACCTGCTCCAATACCACCTTCATATAAAGCACCTTTAGCAATAGCTTTTTTCAAAGCTGTACCTTTTGCTTTTTCAGCCGCTTCTAATATAAGTCTTTCATTTACTTTTTTAGCTATTTTACCTTTAAGTGCTTGTTTAAGGGATTGTTTATAGGCTTGTTTTGCGGCTTGACCACCAACACCAAACCCAACAAGATTAACTGGGTCTAAGACTAAAGCTCCGCCCATATCAATAAGCCAGTCGCCAAAGTCTCTATTAGGGTCATTCCAAAAATAAGGAAGGTTTTGATATGTAGTATTTATATAAGCAAATTGTTGCATACGCATAGGGTCTTCTTCACCCATTACATTTGCTAAATCCATAGACATAGAGACAGATTGATTATTTCTCCAACTTCTATCGTGATAAAAATATTCTAGTAAATCAGCATTAGACATATCATCAAAAACAAATTTTCCACGAGTTGTATATGCTTCATCACCATCTCTATATTTATAATAACTTTTTAAAGTTTCATAAAATCGTTCTGTTTGTACTTCTTCTAAAGCATTTTCAGCAGGACTTAAATCGGCTAAAGTAGTAACTTTATCTACTTCATCTACTGTTTCATTAGCCCAATCAAATGCTCCCATTTATTATACTCCTGCTCTTTTTAATGCTTCACTTAGTTGTTCTACAGTTACACCTAACATATCTGCAAATTGTTGAGCTTGTTCTTCATTGTTACCCAATGCTTTTGCAATATTGACATATGTTTCTTTATTTGTAAAATCTATTCCTTCTATATTTTCTAATACTGTTTTAACTGATTCTTGAATATAAGGATATATTTTATCTGTAGTGAATATTTCTTTTTCTTTTTTCTCACCTGATAACCATAATTTATCTTCTTCACCAAACACAGGTATATCAAATGTTGTTCCTTGTTCTATAGCTGAAGTAATAGAAGTTGTAATATTAGTTTCTAATTGTTCTTGAGCTTTCTTTTCATTTTCTTTCTTTTTAATTTCTTCTTCTTGTTTTGCTTTTGCTACAGCCCAATCTTCTAGTTTCTCAAAATCTTTTTCTCCTTTGAAAGTAGTTTTAACATAGTCACCCATATCTTTCATAAACTTACGCCATTCAGCATCACTAGGTGGATTTTCTCTTTTATTTCCTTTATCATCAAATTCTTCAAAATTAAGTATTTGTTCTTTAAGATAATAATTAGCTCTTCTAACAGCATCATTTCCTTTACTTGAAAACATTGAGTTTACACCACCACCTACATTTTCTTTAACGACATCAAGTATTTCTTTTTTAGATTCTTTTACATTTGAATTAGTTTCCCAAATATGTTTCTTATCTTCTTTCTTCATTTTTTCAGCACGTTCAAAATATGAGAACGCTTGAGCAAAGTCTTCTTTAGGAATACCTTTTTCTTCCATAGCTTTTGCTAACTCTTTAATATCGTCATAAGTACCTTCCATTACATCAATAAGAAATTCTTGTCGTGCTTCACCTGACGCATTGGACATTCTTTTATCACTTAATAATTTATTAAAAGCAGGAACAGCAGTAGGGTCAATTTTTCTAAGTTTATCACGCCACGCTTCTACGTCTTTAATATTGGTATCAAAATCAGACCAAAACTCTTTAAATATATTTTTCTTCTCTTGTTTTTCATTCCACTCTTCATCACTTCTTTTTTTGTTTTCAAGACGAGCTCTTTTATTTGTAATTGCATTTAGAGTTTCACCAATTTCAGTAGGGTGAGCATTTAATAATGAACCTAATTTATTTCCACCTTTTCCTATTCCTCTATCTGAAGTTAAAATTTTCATAGCTTTATCTAATTCCTCAGTAGTTGTAGCTGATGCTAATAAGAATTTAGCGTGACCTAAAGCAACTTCCATATTTAATTCATTAGTGTCAAAGAAGTATGCTTTTTCTTTACCTTCTATAGGCATAGCTGTATTTAGACTTTTAATTGTTTCCCAATATTTTTCATCTATCTCATCAGCACCAATAGTAGTATCTAAAAAGTTTACTGCTTTATTAATTTTTACTGTATGAGCCCATTCAGCTCTATTTTCAGCATCTTTAATTTTTGCTTTTGCAGACCATTCATTGAATACAGCAGAAAATCCTACTGTAAATTGTGAACTAGCTTCATTAAAATCAGGTAAATATTGTTTATACCATTCTTCTAAAGTTTGATTACCTTCTTTATAATCATAAGAGTCAATATTTTCATTAATTTTTCTAATAGTTTCAGCCGCTTCAAATCTTCCTGAGTGTGTATCTACTACCGCAGTAGCATATTGATTACTTAATTCAGGAATTTCATCATTTAAAATAGCTTTTTCAATTTCTTTTGTTGTCCAACCATTTGCATAAAGCTCGTCCATTTTAGCTCCTGCCTCAGTTTTTTTCTTTTCAATATGTGTTTCTCCCCACTTATTCATAGCAGGAGTAAGGTCATTTCTTAAAGCAGAAACAATTTGACCCATTTCAGTATTTCTAGCGTCTATATGTCTAACAGTTCCTTTATAACTTGAGCCTATCCATTTGTTAGTTACTTGTGATTTATATTTTTCTGCCATTTAATTTCCTATTTTGGTGATTGCCAATTTATCTTATTTTTTTTCCTTTTATTAATCCATTTATTATCTGAAGCCGCATAATTCAATCCGTGTGAACCAAGTTCAATCACTGAGCCGATTAAGCTAGGTGGTTGAGATGGTCTTATATTAGCATAGTTTCTATGTAAAGCCGCATAAGCATCACCTTCTGAACCTTGTAAAGACAACATATCTCTTTCAAAATCAAAAGCAATTTCAGAGAAACCTAAATCGTGACTTCCACTCATATCTTGCATCACTCTAAGTGAATTTCCAAATCCTGAGTTAAGAGCATACGCTTGGTTCTTAGTTAATTCTTGTCTTGCTTTTAATTCAGCTAAAGCCTTTGCTTGTGTTGCACGAGAAGACTCATTATCAATTTTAGATAAATCATTCAAATATGCTTGGTCAGCATTTCGCATACTAACTTCATTAGCCGCCATATTTGTTTCGTGAACTGCTTTATCATTTTGAAATTTAGCGACAGTACTAAACACACTAAGTGCTAATTGAGCTTCAGGTACTCCACACATTATTCTTTATTTGTCTCCTTTATCATTAATAAGAAGGGTAATTTTCCTACCCCATATTGTTTAATTTCTTCTTTAGGTTCAAAGCCTAGAAACTGTAGCCATTTTAATGACTTCCAATTTCTTCTATCAACCCAGTTGTATATATAAGTATATCCTTTACTCATTTTAGCTACCCAGTAAGGACATTCCTTAATAAATTGTTTTGTATGTTTAAATAAGTCTTCACTTGATAATAACCAAGCTACGCCATATTCAGGGTCTTTTGTTGGAGCAACCCCAAACATACCTATAACTCCTTCACTGGCTGTGCCAATGATTGTATAATTTCTACTTCCGTCATAAGTAAACGGAGTAACTAGAGCCTCTAACGGAGAAGCTCCATTTGATGCTCTTACTTCTTCCCTATCTGCTATTCGCATTTTAGGTGCTAATTGTAATGCGTCAGCTAATACTGCGGGACGTACATAGTTTTCTTTTTCCATTAAATCCTTGTTGCTCTGTTATGGTATAAACCTTCTACCTCAGCACTTGCTATATACATAGGTAAGTGTGAACTAGAGATAATGTCAAAAGTAAAATCGGTATTTCTACATTGTACTGGTACTTTAATAGTTCCTGAAGACAATGCGGCAGACCCAATGGTACTACCTGATGTCCCTAGAACATATCCGTTCATTACAGTTGTAGATTTACTTCTATTCTCAGGTGTTACTTCTGCTGTGAAGAAACCTGAATTTTCGTAAGTTAATGCTATATTTCTAACTTGGTAACGACCTGTAGTTACAGCTAAAAGTCCTCTACCAGTATTTTCTCTAACGTATTGTGTTGATAATGTATACTTAGATTCAAAAGGAATACCTATCCATAAGTTTGTATGATTTCCTTCTAATGTATAGTTAGAACCACTAACAAATGTTAAAGCATAATCTGCTCCATCAGTTTTATCTACAGCTATTAACCCTGTCTTCGCTCCATATGGAGAAGTTACAGTTGTTAAATCTGTTACACTAGAATATACACCTGTAACTGAAGTCATTTTATCAAGGTATATTCCGTGTCCTAATGTTGAATCTTTTAAATTTCTTAAATCTATTTTAAATAATTTTGTATCTTGTCCTTCAGCAGTAAATAAATAAATATTACTTTCTACCGACATACCACCAAGTATTTTAACTCCACTAAATTCCCATTTAGACCAAGCTGTTTGTACTTTCTCTCCACCATCAAAGAAATATTTATAAATATACATAGTATCAGCATTAGTTGCTGTTATATCTGAACCTGTAGTATAAGGTACAACCTGTGCATCTGCTGTGTCTGCACATAAAATTGCTAGACAATCCTCAACTGTATTACTTACAATTTGATAAGCATTAGAAGGTATTAGACTTTGTACTGAAACTGAAATATCTAAACCATCATTTGTTAATGTATCATCATCAGCATAATATTCTCTTATTGCAGTATTGTTTGTTCTAGCTTGAGCAAAGTAAGCAAACTTACCTGCCGCAATAGGTGTTACTGAATCATCGTGTTCAAAACTTGACACTTCATTTAAGATAGCAGTAGTTGGACTTATAGTATCTCCTGCGTGGTCAAGTTTATATTGAGCTGTATCAGAAAATAATAATAATGTTTCATTAAATCCTACTGAGTGTTTCAATGTATTAACTTGTGTTCCTGAAGCCGCTATATCAATAGGGTCAGTATCTAAAACTTGTGTAACTGTTGTAGCAAAGAAATTAAAGTAACTAGCATTTTCAGTTAAAATTAAATTCTCTCCTGATAACAGTCCTAATCTATTTTTATAATATGTTAAATTCTGTATTGTTTTACCTACAAATGAAGGATTAGGATTAGTGTCTGTAGCATCACCACAAACTCTATCTGTCCATTCTAATTTTTTAAATGTAAATGTACCATTATTATTATTAATTAAAGCGTGAGGCATTGTAGTATCATCTAAACCGACACTTGTTGCAGGTGCAATAGTTTCTGTCCACACACCTGTACCATCAAATTTAACATAGTAATCAGAAAGAGTATCTCCTTCATCACCTGTTACTTTAACAATAGTTCCTACTTTTCCATAGTAAGGTAATTTTGTAAAATCTTGTATTGTATCTTTAATTCCATACATCGCAGTATTACCTGAACCATCAGATGTACTTAATGTATAAGTCTTAGCTTGATTAATAATTTTTCCGTAAATAACAGAATCAAATTGTTCAAAATTAAAATAAGTATTTATATCTGAAAAGTTTGCTAAACCTGATGTTGCAGATAAAGTTGCTCCTGTATCTGTTCTTACTGTTTTAAAACCAATCCCATTGGCACTTGAATTATAATGAGCACTTGAAGTACCATACATTAATATATCTACTATCTTATTTGTATCTCTATATTTACTATCTGTAGAAGCATCATTTCCTGTAGGTATTTGAAATACAACTTCTATTTCATAAGCCCAATCTTCGTGTTTTAATGCTACTTTATATTCTCTACCATAATTAGTTGATTTACAGTAGACGTGAAATTCCTCTAATTTTGCCGCAGTTGTTGTACTGTCAGCCGCAGGTGTAATTGACCTATTAACTACAAAAGTATAATCCGCAATATTAACCATACGGAAATCACTTTTAGGATTTGTAGAATTAAGATAAGTATTTCCATTAGGATAACTTACAGTTTTTTCATTACCTGCTAAATCATAAACTTTAACTCCATTATCATAGAACGCACATAAATATCTATTTGACGCATCTCTTTGTATACTCCATATCTTAGTAGTATTAGGAAATACATTTGTAGAATCTAGTGTAGCTACATATTCTAAAGGTGGTCTCTTTGATAACCCATCTACAATGTTGTTTTGACAATTAACTTGGTCTTGACCTTGATTAATTCCACGTTGTGAAGGGGTTTGTTGAGACATACCATTTAGAAAATTTGGTACGGATTGTGAAATCACTTGTCCCATTAATAAGTCCTTCTAGTAGTCCTGTTTATGATTGAATAAGTATTCGCATCACCTTCTAATATATTAGCGTCAGCACTTCTACTATCAGCTTGTCTAAAAGCGGCTAGTGCTTCTTGTTCATCATTTCCTGCCAACTCAGTGATACCTTTATCCCCAATATATCTTGAAGCAAAACGTCTAGCGGCTTTAGTTGCTATATATTGTCTTGCATATTCAGGGAGTTGTTCAAATTGTTGGACTAGAACTAAGTCACAAGTAGGTAGGGTTGTTGATGTTCCAAATACATCGGTATGATTAGCTATATCATATAGAAAACCATTACGAATAACTAAATTTCTATCTCGGTATTGTGCGGAAGCATCGGCTTGTACGCAGTTAGATGGTAAGGGTACTTTATTGTTTGTATCTTTTGCTAGTGTATAAGCATAATGGGTATTAAAATTCCACCCCATTGATTGAACTGACATAGAAGTTTCATCTAAAATGTTTTTAGCAACAGATACATCGGTAGTTACTGTACCTGTTATTGCGTTTACAGGAGCTTCTCCTATAACACTCAACATTTGATTAACTGCTTGTAATTCAGTCGTAGGTGTAATTTGTGTTGCCATTATATTATATTATTATTGCTATTAATAAAATTATTGCAAAAGCGATACTAACTTTTTTATGTTCACTCCAAAAGTGTTTCACTTCTAACATTACTTCATTTATTTTATTTATCATTATTGTTTATATCCTCTTGTTAAATTAACTAGAGGGGATTTCTCCCCCCCTAGACTTTCTATTAAGATATTTTGATTGTCTTTTCTTTCTTATCTTCAGGTAAATTCTGAATCAAAGAAACATTTAGAACACCATCTTCTAACTTAACTTCACTTACTTCTGTAAATTCAGCTAGTTTAAATGATTGTTCAAAAGACCTTTCACCAATACCTTTGTAAAGATAATCTTTCTCTTTACTTTCTTTCTTTCCTTTTACTTTTAAGACATTTTCTTTAACAGAAATTGTAAGGTCATCTTTTGAAAACCCTGCAACAGCCATTGAAATGTTATATTCACCATCTTTTATTTTTTCAATATTGTATGGTGGATAACCAACTGTCTTAAAACTTCTAAGCTCATCAAATAGGTCATCAAAACCTACCGAAAAAGCTCGGAATGGTGTTAAGTCTAGTGTCATATTTCCCCCTTTCTTAGGCGAGTTAATCAAGATACCCACTAGGCATATCTTGAAGTTATTATAAGTAGAAAAGGGGGATTTCTCCCCCTAATCTATTGGTGTTGTAATAAAGAAACTATTACGCTTCTTTAATTCCTACAGCACTTTCAGGTCTTAGAACGCCGTGTCCCATAGCGTACTTAGCAACCATTAAAGTACCTTGACGTCTGATGTCATAATCTGACTCAACAGCCAAGTCCATAAGTTTAACAGTACCAACTGCTGAAGGGTGTGTAACAAGAGCTACAAATGTGCTCAAATTTACAGCTTGAGGTGTTGAACCACCTGCTGTAGCTGAACCTGCATCTACTCCTGAAGTTACATTTGACTCAACAAAATGAGGAACTGGAATTAAATCAATCCCTGCTACTCTTGCAACTTTACCTTCTGCGATTGAACCTTTACCACTGAAATCAGCATTGATTACGTTTGTAGCGTTTGCTAATTTGTAGTATTCTTCTAATCTAAGAAAGCATTTTCTGCCTTCGCTTGGAACATAATTTGCATCTAACTGTTTAGCCGCAGTAAAGATAGCACCTATCATCGCCGTAGCGGCAGTTGCATCTGTAGCTGAAGCTATATTAGCGTCAAATATGTTTGTTGTTACATCTCCACCTGTTACGTTAGGTGTAGTTTCTATAGCCGCTTGACCAATAGTTTGTAAAACGTGCTTATCTTTAACAAAAGCTAAAGCTCTGCCGATTTCGGCTGAGTATGCACTTCTTACGTCCCAGTGATTTTTGGCTTCCTCAATGTTTGATAAAAACACTGAAGATGTTAAAAGGTCATTAATTGTAATAACCTTTTCGTTGTGGTTAGCAGTTGAGCCTAAAATTTCTGCTCCTGCTGTATGATATGCCGCATCAATTCTGCCCATAACTGGGAAGGTTGCCGACTTACCACTAGAGATAGAACGAACCATCTCTGCTCCGCCTGTTTTTGAAGCTCTGTCAAAAGAAGTAAGAACTTCCCCCGCAAAAACTTTTAGAAACAATGCGTCTTCTGCTCCTGCTGAGTTTACCTGAGGTATACTCGCTGGTGTTGCATTTGCCATAATTATCTCCTTTGATTTATGGTTAGTTAATAAAAGCCTTGTATTTTCAGCTTCTTATACTAAATTGTCTTCCCGCAGGAAGGTCAAGTTAATCTACTTATTTACTTGGCAGTTGCCACGCATAAGCGTTGCACAACTATCTTTTATCTTTTCTTTTTCTTCTTATTTTTTTTCTTCTTTTTATCTTTTTTCTTTTTTTTCTTTTTCATATTATATCTTACTATTTGCTAGTTTATTTTTAACTTCAGCTTGATAAGCAGGGTCTTTCGCATATCTAGGGTCAGACATAGCTTGTGTTACCTGAGCCCAAGATGAAAAACCTTGTTCACCACTAGGAGATGCTTTACCTTCTACTAATTTAGGTTCACTTCCAGTTGATTGTGCATATCTTGCTTTAAGACCTACTACAGCTAACTTAACAGCTTCTAAATCTTTACTGTTTACTGCTGTATTATAAGCCTGTTTTTCAGTTTCAGATAAATTATTACTAGCCCACTCAGACATACTATCATATGCCTCAGTACCGCCAACCATACTTTTAACTGATGCTGATTGTTGGTCAGCTATTGCTTGTTGTCCTGCAATAAATCTGTCAACATACTCTTTAGGTATTCCTGCTTTTTCTAATGATTTATAAGAACCATCAGCAAGTTTACCATCTTTAGCATATTCTTCTGCTAGAGAATCCATATTTAAACCTGCACTATCTACTGCTTTTGTAGCAATATCTAAATCAGATTTAGGTTGTTCTTCTTTTTTTATTTCAGCCTGTGAAACTGGGTCTACTGATTCCTTAGTAGGTTGAGATTGCTCACCAAGTTTTTTCTCTAACTCTGAATACGATTTGGCTAATTCTTCAACTGAGTTGAATTTTTCAGGCAAACCTTCAGGCTTACTTTGTGTAGGCTTATTCTCTTCCACTGGTTTATCAGCAGTAGTTTCAGGACTTTGTACTTCTACTTTATCTACCATTTATATTTTCCTTTTATTATTGTGGTTGTGGCTTAGTCATATTACTTGCCACAGGAGCTACAGCTTTCTCCGCCATCTGCATCATCTGTTGTTGTTGCATCTGTTCTTGCTGTGCTTGTTGTTCAGCCGCCATTTGTTCTTGAGTTTTAATCAAACCTTCCATCTCTATTCCTAAACTTGTAGCGATACGTTTAATTAAATCATCAGGATTTAACGATTGAACTACTTGTGGATTCATCTGAGCTAGATTACCTAACTCAGCCACAAATTCTCTTAATTTCTGTAAATCATTTCCTCTACCTAATGCTTCAATACCTGTAATAATTGTAGGTTTAACTGAATTTTTAGGTAATGGTGGAATTTCTTTTGCTTCTTGCATACGTTTCATTAGTATTTTAACTAATGGAAGTTGAAACTCTTGTGATAATAATGAGTATACTCCACCCATAGCTGTTTCTAATTGCTCAGCCATATATCTAATCTCTTGAGCTGTAACTCTTTCAGCATCTCTTTGAATTGCTGTATGTAATAAGAAAGCATAAGACATTCTTTCTTCTAATTTTGCTATACTTCTTTCTACTACTTGTAAATCATATTGTTTCTGTGCTTGTAATACAGATACATCTTCTTCTGAACCAGTGATAATATCACCATTTCTAGTTAAAGCTAAATCTCTTTTCTTAGTTACAGAATTAGGTCTTACCATAAATACTACTTTAGAAGAAGCCGCCGCACTTTCAACAAGTGCCTGAGACAATCCTTCTAATGATTTAAGGTCTCCTAAAAATTCTTCTACATAACCTCTTCCGTAATCTTCACCATCAATTCTAACCATTCTTAAAGCTGAGTAAGGAAGTTGGTCTTTAGGATATGAACCGATTGAATCAGGAAGTTTAATTCCATTTACTTCTTGACAAATATAAAATTTATCATTTTCTAATTTATAAATATGTGTATACAATTCTACATCTTCATCTTTTTTATAGTCAGCATCTTGAACTACTATATTTCTAACTTCTGAATCTAAACTTAAAGGACTAATACTTTCTTTAATAACTATTTCTAATATGTTTCCTGACGCATCTCTATTACATACATAATGAGTAATAGGAAATACTCTCATCGTTCCTTTTTTAGGAAGATAAGTTAATACATTTCCTGATACTATTAAATGTTTAAGAGCTTCAAATACACTAACTCTTAAAGCTAACTCTTCAATCTTTTTAGAAACTTCTCTCTCAATATTTGCTAGAGATTTTTCTATTTCAGATTTCATCTCTTTATTTTGGTCAAGTTCTTCTTTTGTTTTTCCGCTAACTGCTAGTCTAAAAAATGGGGAATTTGGTGGGAGTAATAAAAGAAGTAACTTAGAGGCTAAGTTGTTTACACCTCTAGCTCCTACCGATTGGAAGGGATTGTATATTTTTGCGGAATGATTGTGTCCGTCTGTTGGGATTAAAGAAGATATTGTAAGTTCACTACACTCTTGAGCTCTATCAACGAACATTTCTCTCTTGTCTTTTAATTTTAAATATCGTTCTTTTGCTGTAGGGTTTACCTGTAGCATTGTTTCGTTGCTCTTTTTAGTTGCCATTTATATCCTTTATGCTGAGTAAGATACGCCTGAACTTGAACCAGTCGTATTGATTCCTAAGCCAGTTTGTAAAGCTGTTGTACCTGATTTAGAAGCTAATTTCTTTTTCTTCTTAATATCTTTATCGGCTGTTACCAACTCTATCGGCTTCTCTACAACTTCTTCCATTCTTGAAGCAACCTGAGCAGGTGCTCTTTGAATTGGAGCGGCTTGTTGTTTTGGTGCTGACATACACATAGTTATTTAGTCCTCTCTTTAAGTGTGTTTATGAATCGTACTACGTCCCTTTGACCTGCTTTAAAATAGATAGTCTTAGTATCATCTTTTAAATTAGGTGACTTCTCAGGGTATACATTATTCAAAAGTTTTACCAAATCTTCTGATTTGATAGGTAAAACTAAATCTTCTTCGTTATTTTTTGCCATATAATTCTTCTAAAACGGGCACTTTAGTTCCAAAGTTTCCCAGTTAAAGTTCCTTTGTTGTATTCTGTTGCTCTATTCTCAAAGAAATTAGCGTGTTCTACACCATTTAATACCCAATCTAACCACCCTAAAGGGTTATCTTTAACTTTATAATTAGGCTTTAATGATAACTGTAGCAGTCGTCTATCCGCTATATATCTTATATATTTCTTAACTTCATCAGCACTTAGTCCTCTAATACCACCCATACCAAAAGCTAAATCTATGAATTTATCTTCAAGCTCAACCATATCTCTTGCTGTTTGATAGATACTTGCTTTAAATTTTTCTGTCCAAATATTCGGGTTTTCTTTTACTAATGTTTTAAATAATTTAATCATACTTTCAACGTGGTGTGTCTCATCTCTAATAGACCAAGTAACTATCTGACACATACCTTTCATTCTACCATATCTTTGAAAGTTAAGTAGCATAACAAATGAGGCAAACAGTTGTAGTCCTTCTCCAAATGCAGAGAAACAAGCGATGTCTCTAGCTAAACCTTGAAGACCTTTTCCTTTATCTTTAAATAAATATTCGTGTTTATCTGCCATCTCTTTGTATTCTTGAAATGCTTTAAAGTCTAACAATTCAGGTTCACCTAAAGTATCATTAAGTAAAGCATAAGCGTGAGCGTGGTTAGCTTCAGAACTAGCAAAAGCAGACAACATCATTCTAATTTCAGGTGGTTTAAACTTAGGAATATAATTATCTAAGTATGCTTTAGCTATATCTACATCACCTTGAGTAAAAAATTTTAATATTTGATTAATTAAATTCTTCTCTTCTTTAGTAAGTCTTTCATTCCAATCTCTTATATCTTCGTGTAAGGGTACTTCACTAGGAAGCCAGTGCATTTTTTGCATAGTATCATATGATTCAAACGCCCAGTCATAATCAAATGGTTTATAGTGTATTCTTTCTTTAAATAAACTCATCGTGTTAATAATTCAATCCCTTCTATAATAACTATTGCACCTAATTCTAAGGCTAAAATTGTGTGGTATACAGTCCACAATACTGTTTGCTTATCTTTATTGACATAGATAACTTTTTTATTGTCATCATATTCTACTTGAATAACATCAGGTTTCTTTCCGTCCATTATGCCTCACACGCTAAACAATCTGCTTCAGGTATGATTGTTCTTTCTATTTTTTTAGAAACTAATTCAGCTCTTTTGATTGCTTCTGAACGACAATAGTAAAGAGTTTTTAATTTTCTTTTCCAAGCTAACATATGTATATCGTGTAGTTCTTTTATATCTACATCAGCAGGAACAAATACATTAAGACTTTGTGCTTGACAAATAAACTTCTGTCTATCTGCGGCGTGTTCTATAATCCATTGTTGATTAATTTCTATAGCTGTTTTAAATATATCTTTTTCATAATCCGTTAATTCTTTTAAATGTAATACTGAACCTCTATTAGATACAATACTTGACCATATTTCTTCAGTATTAATACCTTTCTTTTCTAAAAGTTTTTCTAAATATTTATTCTTAACCAAGAAAGAACCTGACATTGTTTTTTGAACATAAGCATTAGCTCTATAAGGTTCTATTGATGGTGATGTTGTTCCACAAATAATAGATGAAGAAGCATTAGGTGCGATAGCTAATAAATGTGCATTACGCATACCAGTCCCTTCCATATCAGGAGCTTCCCCTCTCTTAACTGCCAACCTTTTTGATTCAGCTACAGCTTCTTCTTTTATTTTTTTAAATATTTGGAGATTCTTTGCTTTGGCTAAAGCAGATTCAAACGGAATGTTTTGTGATTGTAAGTAAGCGTGAAAACCCATAGTACCTAGACCTAGACTTCTTTCATTATTCGCACTAAATCTCGCTTTAAATAATTCATCAGGTGCGTAATCAATAAAGTATTGTAATACGTTATCTAGGAAACGAATCATATCAGGAATAAATAAACTATCTTTTTTCCATTCCTCATATTTTTCTAAGTTAAGGGAAGATAAACAACAAACGGCTGTTCGTGTTTCATTGGTAGGTAGGGTAATTTCAGTACAAAGATTAGAATGATTAACTGTTAATCCTAAATCTTTTTGTGGTTGAGGTAAATCTTCATTTATAGTATCAGTAAAACAAACATAAGGCTCACCTGTAGCAACACGATTCTCTAAAATTTTTTGCCACAAATCTCGTGCTGATATTGTTTTTACTTTTTCTTTTGTATGTGGGTCTATTAAATCCCAACTGTCATCATAGGTAGGTTCTTTAATACAGTTCTCTATGAGTTCCATAAAAGTATTAGGTATATTAACTCCGTGATGTAAGTTTAAACATTTTCTATGTATATCTCCACCACTAGGTTTTCTTATATCTAAAAATTCTAATATCTCAGGGTGTGTTATGTCCATATAAGAAGCATAACTTCCTCTTCTAGTTTTGCCTTGTGAAAAAGCAAGTATTAAAGAATCAACAACGTGCATAAAAGGAATTACTCCTGAAGATTGAGAGCCACCTGAAGTCAATGTTCCATCAGACCTAACGTGTCCCCAATATCCTGCAATACCACCACCAACAGAAGCTAACCAAGCGTTTTCTGTATAGTGTTCAGCAAGTTCTCCTCTACTATCACCCACATAATTTAAGAAACAAGAGATAGGCATACCTCTTTTAGTTCCTGCATTACTGAGGATAGGAGTAGAAAACATACACCAAAGATTAGACACATACTCATATATTCTTTCTGCCATTTCTTCATTATCTGAAAAGGCTTTCGCCGCTCTCATAAAAGCATCTTGCGGAGAGTGCTCATCAGGTAATAAGTATCTATCTTTTAATGTAGTCTTACCGAAGTCGGTTAGTAAATTGTCTTTATTATAATCCATTTTTTAATCTACAATAGGGTCGTGTTTTAATTTTGCCATTTGTTCTAATCTAGTTTTTGGTTCGTCATTAAATTGTTCTGAGTTAGGAGTGTTGTTAGCTATATCATCAAAAAACTTTTCTGTTTCTTTATCTATAGGCTCTAATTCTTCTTGTAATTTTTCTGATTCAGTTTTCTTTTTACCAAATATTCTATCCCAACCTTTTTTATATTTTTCCGTTGGTTGGTGTATCGGATTTCCTGCCATATTACGATTCTTACTATTATAGTTGTATCTTTTATCCGCCATTTTATTTTACCATTTTAATTCATAACCCGTTTGATTTATAGAATATAATTGTATTCTATTGTTTTTTATTTTATCTTCTTTATAAGTCCATATTGAAGCTAGTAATAAGTTTACATCAGGTGGATAGAGAATAGACTCTTCCACTGGTATAGTTTTAACAGTTTCAATTTTATTATTATTATTAATAACTGACTCTTTAAGTTCTTTAACTTTTTTAACATAATGATATGCGTGAGTTTTAATATCTTTTTCTGTTGTTAATGCTGTAGCAAAATCTATACCACTATAGGCTTTTGCATATGTATTATTACTTATAGCTAAACTACCACCACTTGATAATAGGGCAAACTCACTGCACCCATTAAGAAGAACTGCTAATATGAATAGCTTTATCCCTGTCAATCGTAACATAATTTATCTCCTTTGGTTCAAATTGTTCTATCTGTTTAAAAACAATTTTCTTATCTAAATCACTACACGAATAAACATCTAATTGCATTAATGCAGGAGACACTTCGTCCCAAGTATGCAAAGCGATGTGTGAGGTACTAAGAATAGCAAGACAAGTAAGTCCTCTATTCCCTTTATCATAGACATAATGAGAATTAGGTTGCCCTAACATCTTCATATCTATTGCTTTAATAAATTTTCTTATCCATTTTCTTGCGAAGCGAATGTCCTTCGGTGGCTTTTTTACTTCAGCCCTAATGATTATATGGTTGTGCTTCAACATTATAATACACCAGTCTTTCTTAATCCCGAAGGGTCATTCCCTAGTTTAAGTTTTACTTGTTCATCAGATTTATTCTCCTCGTGTTCTAATATTAAATCAATGTATTGTTTAGCTTTCTTTAGGTCTTCAATCTGAGCTTCTTTAGTTTTGTGTTTCCATCTCCAACGACAAATATATTTAATAGCATTACCTTCAGCATACGGAATATCATTCTGCATAATAAAGGTAATAGGTTCTATCTTAAATCTAAAATAGTGAGGTGGTTGTTTTACTTTATCTGCCATAGCTTCACTTTCCCAGTCTTCTTATTGTATTCTTTATGTCTAAGAATATGTGCAACTCTAGCTTGTTGTAAAGCCTCTTTCTTAGTAAAGCCTTTAGCCTTATAAGCACCAACTACTATCTTCCATAGGTCTAAAAGGGGTACATTAGTATACTGCTTAATCATTTTCTCAGCAGTTTTTACCCCTACATTTGGCAGTCCGTTATACCCATCGGTACTATCACCCGCCAATGTTTGTATCATAAACCAATAGTCAGCTAATCTTTGAGGTATATCCTCAACTGTTTCACCATCTCTACTAACCTTAGCAGGTATCTGTCTCATATCTTTATCAATAGAAACAATAATCCTGTCTTCAGTAGGGTGTGGTTCAGTTGCCATTATACCCATAACATCGTCAGCTTCTAAATTTTTCCACATAACTCCATTATGTTTTTTCATAATGTAATCACGAAGAGCATTTAAAACCATAGGCTTACGTCTTTGTTTACGATTGTCTTTGTAACTTGGAAGAACATCTTTACGAAAATTATTCTTATCAGTTAAAGCACAAATGTAATCGTCAGCTTCTAAAGTAGAACCCAAATCATTTATCTGAGCGTCCACTTCAAACTTACATTGAGTTTCATCACAATGTAATGTCCAAAAACCATCACCCCAATGTGTACTCACTTCATTAGCTGTAGCTATTTTATACGCTAATATATCTCCATCTATTAGTAATACCTTTTTTTTCATATTTCCTTTCCATTATTCTCTATTAAATTTTTTGCTAATAATATTTCGGACAATGGAATTAAAACAAACTTACTTCTATATCCATCACCACCATTTTTAGTATTTTTTTTGTACTTTTCAGCTAATCGTCTAACAGTAGAAGTATCAAACCAAATTTTACAGCAATCTTTACCACTAACAGGGTCAGCTAATATATGAATCCACTGCTCAGACTTCGTAGCCATTATTCCTGATGGTCTACCATTACAAGCTATTTCTATGGCTATATTATCAGTTCTATACCACCAATCTCTTTCGGTTTTTACTTCAAACTTAGTACCTGCTTTTTGATGTAATAAGTCCATAACTCTTTTCTCTCGTTCTTGACCATATTCCAAATCTTTTCTAAAATTTGAAGGTTTGTCTAATGTAAAGTCGCACTCTTTCTTTGTCTCTTTATTTGTATTTAGCATTAATGTGTTTCACTCCAATTATTTCCTATTTTATATTCTCCCGTTAAAGGTAATCTTAAATTGAAATGTTTACCAGTACGCTTAATAGATTCTACGGCTAACTTTCCTATCTCTTCTGCTGTATCTTCAGGACACTCTACTTGGATTTCATCGTGCACCCAAACAACCTGTTGAACATCAGAATATTCTTTAACAGCTTTGTTAAACTCAACTAACCACTGCTTACAAACTATAGCTCCTGCACTTTGTAAAAGTGAATTGAGTGCGGCGTGAACTGAACGAATTTTAATTTGTCTTTTATCAAGACCTATTAAATATCCTCTTTCAGCCGCTTGTTGTACTTGCTTTAATAACTTACTCAAAGCAGGAAGATTATTTAAAAATCTTTCTCGTATCTTCTTTGCTTCTTTTGTACTCTTACCTGTTACTAAGGCAATCTTTTTTACACCACCACCATAAAGGAAGCAGTAGTAAAATCTTTTTGCAAGGTCTCTTGAATCTAACCCTGCTAATTCTTTTGTTTCAGTATGTATATCACCATTTAAAACTACTTTAGAATATTCTCCTTCATCAAACTTAGACATAAAGTGTGCTAATAATCTGACTTCTAATCCTGATATATCTATACCAACTAATTTTTTTCCACTAGGTACAGTGAATAAACTTCTACATTCTTTTCCATAAGGAACTGTAACACTTGGAACTTGTCCTAAGTTAGGGTTTGTATGACTAGCACGAGCTGTTACTGTTGAATTAGTATTACAAGTGCCGTGTATTCTACCACTTATTTCATTCTTCAACCAAGCCTGAGCACCAGTTGCTAATTGTCCTATCCTTTTATCTAATAAAAAGTGTTCACATAAAACTTTTGCTTCAGGATATGGAAGACTAGCTAAAACTGTTTCATCTAATTTTGGTTTACCATCATTAGTATACTCTTCAGGTTTCCAATTATGTCTTTCAATTAATCTATCTGCTATGTGATGTCTTGAACTCGGATTAAAAGTAACAGTCTTTTCTTTATAAAAAGTTTCACCTTTAACATAACCTCTAGTTTTGTTATTAACTTTAGGAATAAATGGTGTACGCTCTAGTTTTGGTGGAAACAATTTTTGTAATTGTTCTTCCAACTCTAAACGTCTCGCATTTAATTTAGAATACAATTTAACTGCTTCATCTGTATTAAACATAAAACCATAACGCTCTTGTTTAAAGATTAAAGTTGCTACTTCGTGTTCTAACTCCATCGCCTGACAAGAATAACCTTTACGTTCCATAGCTTTATATAAACTATCAGTTACTTCAACATCTTGAATACAATAGTCCAACATCGCAGGACTGTATTCTTTCCAGTCAGTATCAAAGACTTCCTTGTAGTTACCCACCCTATACCCCCACGCTTTCAAGCTGTGTCGTCCTATACAATTAGTAGGGAAGTCTTTTCTTTTAAAATCTCGCTCCTTTACATCAGGGTAAAGTAAACGAGTTGCTACTATTGTATCAAAAACCTTTCCTTTAGGTTTAAAGTCGTAAAACTTTTCTAGGACGGGTATGTCAAATTTAATAATGTTATGTCCAATAATTAAATCCGCTTGTTCTAATTTTTTTATAGCGTCTTCATTTTTTAATTTTAGTATTTCATTAGTATCAATATTTTTTAATACTATACAATGTACTTTAGTGCATTGATTTAAAAAACCATCTGTCTCTATATCAAAACAATATTTCATTTTTTAAATTTACCTTTCATTAAATCTTCTATTTCTTGTGTGTGTACTGATTTGTCATATTCTCTATCTAACTTTTCTGTCTTCAAATCTTCTTTTAATTTATTATTTTCTGTTTCAAGTTTTTGTCGCTTTTGTTTTTCATCTCTCCACATTTCTAATAATTTTTGATAGTCTGACATATTATATCCTCTTCATACTTTTAATAACACTGCGAGGATAGATATTTCTATCACCAAATTCTATCTCTCCATTTTCTGTAAAATAACTTGCAAAAGAATAAACATAATCAGGTGTCTTATTAAATATCCAACACTCAGTATGCACATCAGCACAAGTCATCTTACTAAATTCATTTTCAGTTGCTAAAGTTGAATCACCAACAATATCTTCCCAAATAATTTTATATTTGTAATATCTTTTTCCGCCAATTATAAGTGGTTCACTAGGTTTCTTTTTCATTTAAAATATTATCTCCACTATTAATAAATACAATACTATAAAAACAAACATCGCCATTATGTTTATATTATATGGAAAATTTTTCATTGTAATGTATGTAGTTTAACTTCTACTCTCCACGCCGCATTTTCTCCATTCATAGCTAAATTTAAAAGAGCATCTTCTAACATAAGAGCTGAAGTTTCTTTAGCTACATCTAAAGTAACTGGTCTTTGATATTTTTTAGCTTTGCCTACAGCTTCTAAAACATAAGCAGTCCACTGTATAGATTGTCTTCTATGTTTAAAAACTTTATCAAAACTCATCAGACAATTCTCCTTTAACTTCACTTAAACAGCCAGTCTTTAAATCATAATAAAGGTTACAAGCCTTTCCAGTTTCACCTGAAAATCTATTCTTTAATATATTT